AGCGGAGTTCTTGCGTTACTACGGTAATTCGCAGATGCAGAACGGCGCTCACGGCGATAACGCTAATCCAATTTCCGAGAAGCCTGTCACTGAGGATGCGCCCAACTAAGAGGGGGTTTGAATGACTACCCCCGTCGAGGATGACACTTCCCGGCTTTTGTTTTGGTTGGCGTTGCAGCATCAGGTGGAGCAGCAGGGTATTGCGGATAAGACTGCCGCCGGGTTGGCGCTTCTTTGGCGCATTTTACAGTTTTGGCGGTTGGATGAGTCCACTGTGTCTTGGCTTCATTCTGTGACGTTGCAGGTGGAGCAGGGGTTTCGTCTCTCTGAGCAGGCTGGGTTTGATTTTGTTCAGGGTTCTAAGTGGATTGTTGATCCGTTGTCGGAGCCGTTGGTGAAGGTTCCTACGGTGTTTCCTGTTGAGGATTTGCAGGTCGCTATGAGGGCTACCGGTCCTGCGACGGTGAAACGTAAGTCTAGGATGGCTGTTACTGGGGCTGTGGACGATTCTGGGCAACTTTCTAGCGTTCCTGGGGTGAATGTACCGGAGAATGTTTTACAGCCGCTTGTGGACGATTTGATGGCTTTCGGTAAGAAGGCTTCTACGGGGGTTGGTGTGAAGTTCGCCCTTAATGGTGGCCGGGGTGAGGTTCAAGAGTTGATGACCGCCGAAGCTGAGAGGTCTGATAGCCCTGTCGGTTGGGCGAGGTTCACTGAGGATTCGGATACTGGGCCTTGCTATTTTTGCGCCATGCTGGCATCGAAGGGTGCCGTGTATGTGGATGCGAAGTCGTTTGCCGAATCTAACCGTAAGTTTGTTGGTGACGGTGTGGCGAAGGTTCACGATAATTGTAAATGTTCTATTCGCCCTGTGTTTCGGGTTGAGGATGGGTTTGATTGGCGGGCTAATTTTTTCCGCGATCAGTGGGATTCGTTCGCCGGCACGGATTTGAGCGAGTTCCGTAAACTCTATAAGCGCCCGCCTCCGTATGTTGATGCCCCGATAGATTTGGTTGGGGTTCGACGGTCGCGGGATTTTGTTGCGAAACGTCTCGGTGTCGGGTCTGTTCAGGCCCGGTGGTGGGATGGTGTGGTGGACAGACTGTCTGCCTAGGTTTTGTTTACAGGCGTTTTTGTCTGGTTGGTGTTACAGGCCCACCTTTTAAGTGGTCTGGTCTAATTTGTGAAGGGTTTTGTTTATGTCTGATGTGGTTGTTGAGGATGCCCCTACAGTTGGCACTGCCACACTGGCATCAAGATCATACGCACAAGCCATGCGTATTTTGGCTCTTTAAGGAACTAATATGGCAGTAACCAATTTCTCCCCTCTCCTTGGTTTAGCACTACCAACTACTGGAGCCGTGATGTTCCGAGTGGTTGCGCCGTTACTGGCTGTCCACAAGATGATAGCATTACGTGCTTGGTTAGCCGCGCCGTCTGTCGTAGTCAGCGTTGTGTCTGCGTCTGCGCTTAATGTGACTGTGCCAGCCACTGCTGAATCCAGCAGGGACGTGATTGAATCGTTAACTGTATAGCCCCAAAGACCGGCCAAGTCACCCGTTGTGGGTAACGCCAGTCCAAGGTTCGTTGTGTAATCTACGACAGCCATATTTATTCCTTAAACAACCAGCCAACGCTGACCGCTGCCAACCGTAACAGTTACGCCAGAACCCACAGTCACAGGCCCAACACTGATCGCATTCTTGTTTGCGGGGAAAGTGTAGTTGTTGCTGATGACAATATCATTCAAAGACACAGGCGCTTCTTGCGCCACAGTGCCCCACGCCAAAGCAGAGCCGTTCCAATACAAGTACGTGCTAGATGTTGTGGGCGCAGTAGCAAAAGCCGTTGTGCCAGACGCTGATTGATACAGCAGTTGATTGGCCGCACCGCCAGCTACATTGGTAGCAGTTGTTGCAGTGGTTGCGTTACCTGATAAGGCCGCTGTGATTGTCCCAGCAGAGAAGTCGCCGTTTGAATCACGCGCTACTACCTTGGAAGCTGTGTTAGCCGAAGTCGCATCAACGGTTGCTGTTACAGCAGCAGAGCCGTTAAAACTTGTGCCCGTCAGGTATGTACCCAACGTCAGCGCATTCGCCACAGACCCAGCCGATCCAGAAATGTTGCCCGACACAGCCGAGCCACTGATAGCGATGTTGGTGTTTGTGACACCCGTGATCTGACCTTGAGCATTAACCGCAAACACGGGAACCGCAGAAGCAGAGCCGTACGTGCTTGCTGAAACACCTGTGTTGGAGATGTTAAATGTGGTGGCAGGTGAAAGGTTTAGACCTGTACCGGCTGTGTAGACCTGAGCAGAACTGATCTGCGCAAAGGTGATGTTTGTTGTACCAAAAGTAATGGTGCCGGTTGTTGTACAAACGTAAGTCTCGCCCGCGCCTGTGTTGCCGTTGGTAACGAAGAACGCATCGTTGTAACCCAAAGCATTGGGGTCACGCAGGCCATACGTATCAGCATCGGCAGTGCGTGTCAGTACCCAATTAGTTGAGCCATCACCTACGGTGGTGACTTCGTAGACGCCATTTTGCGTAGCGTTTGTTTGGTTGTATATCAGCACGCGCTTGCCGACGGTCATGAGTATGCCGTCAACAGTCAACGCAACTTGCGTACCCGCATTTGTCAGTGTAGCGCCAACCCCAGAAGCGCCATTGTTGTATGTAGCGTTTAGATTGCCCGTGGTGTTTGGGGACTCCACATACACAGGCTCATGGTATGAGATACCTTGTGTAACCAAACCATCTACGTACTGCTTGTTGGCAATGTCTGTGTTAGATGCTGGCGTTGTAGAAACTGTACCGGTTGTCAGTGCAGCAGATGTGGCTGTAATTGCGCCAAACGATGTAGCGTTAACCACGTTGGAAGCGTCTTCGTATACAGACTTCTCCGATGGGTATGTGACAAAAACATCTTTTGGATTGGCAGCAAAATTTACTAAGGAGCCACCATTACTTGATGATAAAACCGTTGTACGAGACAGCGTTGTGCCAGAAGAAGTGTACGTACCAATACCAACTTCCCAATCACCTGTGATTGAGTCTGCGATGGCGTAGTACGTTGTGTTGCCGTTGCCTACAGCGGCAAAAGATTGAAACCCCGTTACCGCGCCAGCAAGTGTCAGTGTTCCTGTACCAGCGGTGGTAGAGGTTTCCTTGACCCGATCTTTTAAAACTAAAGCCATTTTGAATCCTTATGACGGAATATCCGTCCAGCCGGGGTTTTGTGTATCGTCGATATTTTGCCAGTTTGGGGTTTGGCTGTCATTAACTTCTGCCCAAACTAACACCTCGCCAAGCGAAACAACCAACTGCAACCCCGATACATTTGCGTTGACCGTTTTTATCACTGATTGGGTGGCCGCAGCAGATGCAAACTCAGCAATAGAGCCTGCAAACACAACCCGCGAAGTAACTGCATCTAAAGCAGAGGCGCTTTCTGCAATAGCCACCTGAAGAGACAGACCGCGCTGCATTGAGTCTTGGCCTGACGCAGCTTCAGCAATAGCGGCAACAAACGACGCGGAAGTTGTGTACGCATCAATACCAGAAATGGCTTCTGATATAGCGGCAGCAAAATCAACCTGAGAAGCAAACACTGCGCTTGCAGAAACACCTTCAGTGATTGCCGCTGCAAAAGCTATTTGTGACGCAAAAGAATCAACGCCGGAGCCAGCCTCGGAAATGCTTGCGGCAAATACTGCTTGGCCAACGATAGCGTCTACAACACTAGCAGCCTCCGAAATAGCAACAGCAAAATCAACTTGACTTGCAACTGAATCAGCGCCCGACGCAGTTTCTGCAATACTCTTGGGGAAGACGCCTTGACCAACAACAGAGTCGATACCGCTTGCAGCTTCAGGAACAGTCACATTAAATGTGTTGTTCAGTGTGTCAAACACGTCACCGGCAGAGGCAGACTCCGCATTAGTCGCGGCAAAATCAACAAGAATAGACTGAGTGGCCGACGCTGAAACGCTTTCGCTAATCAAACCACCGGCAGTAAAAATAGAATCCACGGCATCCGTTATGGAGCCGGATTCAGAAACGGAGACGCTAAACGTGTTGCCCCCCAAGGAGGCAAACGGCGCTTGTGCAAAAGCTACATCTCCGAACATACCCTATCAGGTCGCTGTCAGGGAGAATGTGTAAGTCACGTTCAGTGTATCGCCAGATGCGACAGACTTGTCGCCACCGGTAAAATCACCAGCAGAGAACAAAACGCCTGAAGTACCAGAAGACACGTTGCACAGGAAAGCGCCAGCAATCGTAGCTGTACCGTTCATGGAGAACGATGTAGGCGATGCAGAGTTGCTAATCACGGATGGGTTAGCGGAAGTAGCTGAACCAAACGTCACAGCCTTACGACCGCTAGGTGTGTAGTCAGTGTTCTCTGTCCAACCGCCGTGTGAAGCCAATGTGTCGGCGGCAGCGTATGTAGTGCCAGAACCGGGGCCTGTAACCAAACCCAAATACCAAGTGGTGGACTGCGCACTAGCGGCAAAGTACACGCCGTTCATGTTGGCCAAACCACCGTTCATGACGAGGTTGTGGAATGTATCAGACCACTTTTCTACGCCGTCTGCGCCTACGCAAGTAACGGTGTAAACGCCACCGGCACCAACTGTGTCAGTCAGGCCGGGCTTGGTAACTAATGATGCAGACACTTGGTCTTTTGCAGAGCTGAATTCCATGATTATTCCTTAAGAGATGCGCACGATGGCGCTGTTGGCATCGGGAGTTGGGAAGATGATTTGAAAGGTGTCATTGCTGACAGTTTTATCTGAACCGAAGTCCAAAACCGCAATAGATTTATTGCCTTGTGTGGCGTTATAAATCAAAGCTGCGCGAGCAGTAAACGTGGCATTTGTCCAAGTTGTATTGGCAAATGAGATATATGCCGTTGGTACTGCGTTTTGGTTTGGGCCAGATGTAGGAGACACACTGATAGTCAAAGTATTACCACCAGCCGTATACCCCGTGCCGCTTGAAGATACTTCGTTGCTTGTGCTGTAAATTGTCGTATCGGCGTTTAAATCCGCATTGCCGGTGTACAGAGCAATTTTAAAGGTGTTTGGAGATGTAGGGCCAAAGTTGTGAACAGCTTGGAGTAGCTGAATCTTGCAACTTGTGGTTACTGTTTGAAGAATGCTCATGATACTTGTACCCGTGTCTGGCCGTCGCGGTAAGCGTCAGCCCGTTGTTTGCCATCACCCAAGTTCTTCAGCAGAGCAATAGCCTGCACATAACGATCTTGCGCAAGCTTGACCATGTCGCCTTCTTGACGCATATAGACAAACGCTTCGCAGATTGTCCCATACAACAGCGTTGAATCAAAGTTGTCACCAAGCCAAGTTGTGCTTGCTGTAACAATAGACTCTGGGTAATAGTAATAATGCAACTCGGCCATGTAACCCAAGTTGGGCGTTGGGCCAACAATGAACGACAACTCATTTACATCATTCGTCTGTGGGCCAAAGATAGCGTAGTGCTGCGGCTCTCCGCGAGTGGCTGTCTGTGGATATGCTTCACGGATGAAGTTCACATCTTTATTCAACAAGAACAGATAGTCGCCTTGAAAGATGATTGCACCTGTCACTGTGCCTGAGTTGGCTTGTGTCAAATACACAGTCGTACCGGTCACTGCGCGGACGTATGTGCCCGAAGGAATGTTTGTGCCACTGACCGCCTGACCTGCGGCAATCCCTGTTGCGCTTGCCACTGTAACTGTAAACTCACCTGATGTGCCGGTAGCGGTTGTGCTGATAACCGGATAAATGGCTAGACTGTATGGCGACAAAAAGTCATTTGGGCAAGCCAAGTACTTATTGCCAGAAGTCAACGAGCCTGTCACATTCTTTCGCAAGTTAGCAATCTGCACCGTGTTGTAGATGCGCTGCTCCGCCTGCTGAATGAACGTATCCATATCAACAGTTGGGAAAGTGTTTTCGCAATAATCGCTTACTGCGGTGACAAGCTCACTGTAATTCATGCCATTGGGCCTCGTGCCATTACACCTTTAGTAGCTGCACCTGTGCCGCGAACCTTGATACCGCTAGTCTTTGTAGCAGGCTGATCGCGACGAGTTACTGCACCAACAGACATATTGACTGTGCTTGCGTTACTATGGTTTGGGCCACTGCCGGGATTCTCAGAAGCACTAACAGCTTTACCCGTCATGGTGTGTGGCTTGGCATAGACTTTGGCATCGCCAACTTCTTTGCCCATTACTTTTTTGCTAAATGTTGCCATGATGACCTCACTTTTGGTTGTTGGCGCGGGCCATGTTGCGACCTACGGCACGCATAGCTTGACCAGTTACACCTTTGGTCTTCTTGCCGCCCATAGTTTCTTTGGCTGTTGGGCCGCTGTCACCGTAGTTTTTGCCAACGGTTTTACCTTTTTTAGCAATGCCGTCTGCTGATCGTGTGAATGCCATTTTTAGCTCCTAGTTAAACCAAAAATTGGTTTGATTTACGATGATTTTCCGCTGCCGGAAGTATTTGCAAATTATGCGGCACATGAAGCCCTGACACAAGCCTTCCCTGCAACGGAATTATATGATCTACGTGCCATTTAAAGCCAAACATTTTTGTACGCAACTCAGCTAATTCGTAAGCCTGCTCCATCATCCAGACGTCGTCAACATCTAACCAATTCGGAGTTCGGTCAAGTTTTGCATATTGGTATTTACGCACATTTGCCGAAATTTTGGACTTGTTGTTTGCAGCGTACTGCTTATCTGACGCTTTCTTTTTATCTGGGTTTGCCGCGTAGAACTGTTTTACCCGTATTTGTTCTTGCGCTTTAAAGATGGGATTTGCGTATGCCTGAGCATATTTTGACTTGACGTACTCTTTGTGGCAAACCTTGCACCACCAAAACAAGCCATCTTTGGCCGAGCTCTTTTTGTAGAACTCAGCTTCCAGTTTGTCTGTTTGGCACTTATTACAGGTTTTCATGATGAGGTTGTGGTCACGGTTACTGTACCAACTTGTGCGGCTAATGCCAAGTAGTTTGGCGTTAAAGCTGCATCAAAATTTCTGGATCCACCAACTGGATTCCAGCCCCACTGAATATCTCGTGAACCACCCGCCGTAAAGCCATTAACGTTAACGCCAGAAGTGACATACGTTGTGTCTCTGCGAGGATTGCGCAAAGCTTGCGGATCATCCACAGGGAATGTTCCAAGCATTAACTGAGGCTGGTCAGGATCCCAACATTCAGAGCATACCAACAATTGGTATTTGCGCTGCTTAATGACTTCCGTCCTAAGATGCTTCAGTTTGTATTGCTGGCCACAACGATCGCATTCCGCAATCGCTATTTTGCCGGAAGCAAACCTATTGCCCATTAGTAGCCTCCGCCGCTACCAATAAACATTTGACGCGGAACAAAACGAACTGCTGCTTTTTCACGGTCTTCACCAGCTGCAATTTCAAACGTTTCGTCGTAAATTTGCTTGAGCATTTGAATGCGTGGCATTAAATCTGGTGTCTTAACAGCAATGTGATAAGCTAAACCCGCTACCACGCAGGGCAGGAAACGGAAGTTCATGTCAGCGGTCTCAACACCACCACCCGCATCTTGAACGCGGCGCAGTCTCCAGTACACAAATTGATAAGAAGTGCTGTTGTCTGGTGTTGGCCAAACAGTCACTGCTGGAAGCTGGGGCACAAACACGGGTGTCGCAACGTTGTGAGACACGGCAGTTGTGTTGTTCTGTCCACGGAACACCCCACCTAGTACATTTCCCGTTACATAGGTGTAGTAAATGTCTTCTGAATCAAGGCGAATAAAGCCTGAACCAGCGAGTCCAACTACCGAATTAAGGGTAATTGTTGTGTCTGTAGAAGAAACCGCTGAGGCAACAACAAGTGCAGTTGGATTGGTTTCACCAGAAAGCCTTTGAATCCAAACTTGGATTGGGCGAGCTTGCTGAAGTTTGTTTGGAATAGTTGCGTAAGTAGAAACACTAATACGGGTAATGGTCAGGTCAGCCTGAGTAGAAGCTGTATTCTGTCCAGTACGAATAACGTGTTCAAGCAAGTCAATAGTGTCTGTAGGTAAAGCGTATGTAGATAAGCCAGGAGTTAGGTTAATGATCCCTTGCTCCATTGTCCACATATTGATTCCCTTAGACTGCCACTCAATGGTCATCAAGTTCATAGATCTACGTGCGGTACGCAAGTCATAACCTGAACGCATCTCACGACCAGCCCGCTCCCAAGCTTCCTCGGCAATCTCCGTGAAATCCATGTTGAAGAGGGTTGATCCGGTAGTGGTCATTTTTTAGCAGTCTTTGCAGAGTCAATAAAAGCCTGGGCAGTGGGAGCGCCTTTAGAACCAGGCTTCCGCATTTTCTCTTTAGAGCCAGCGGCTATACGTTTCTTCTTTGCGTGGATGTTGGCATACAAGCCAACAGGCCCGCCTTCAGCGTACTGCGTAAAGTCGGTGTTATCCTTGCGGGCTTTCTTAGAACCCTTGGGCATTTTGCTTGGGAGAACGGCTCCCATTCCACGGCTTGCCATCATAATTTAGCAGGCGTAACCGCCGCCTTTCATAGTGATCATTGTGCCTTTAGTTTTGCCTTTAGTGGCGCAACCATCAGCACGCTTAGATGCGGAAGAGACTTTACCGCCAGAAGCATAACCACGCTGACCACGGACTGCATCTCGTGGGTCTTTCTTTGCGGGAGCATATTCAGTGGTTGTCAAAGATTTGGTATACGCTTTTTCGGTGGCATCTTGCATCTTGCGTTCTGCCATTTCTTCCCGAGCTGCTTTTTCTGCTGGACTCATATTAATTCCTTAACAAATTTTGCAACGGGTTTTGCCTTTGGTGGCAATACCGTCAG